AAAGGAGAGTGTGGGATTTGAACCCACGGACCGCACATAGGCGACCACCCGTCTAGCAAACGGGCGCATTCAACCTGACTCTGCCAACTCTCCATGTCAGGGAAGGCTTACTGCCTTACCCTTAATTCTTGATGATACTATAATAGCACGATTGTTAGACCAGTGCGCTTCAACCTAGTTCACATTAGTTCACATTAGTTCACATTAGTTCGCTTTTATCAACTACAACACCCAATTCACGGATTGCATCTTTCTTCTTTTTGTAAAAAGTGGTCTTGCTGCATCGTAAAAATTCAATCATATCATACACGTTTGCTTTCTGAATATACACCATCCTTAGAATTGTTCGACTTGCAGTCTTAGGCATTTTATCAATCAATTTACTGAGCTCAATTCTGCGCTGGATAGCTTCAGCAGTTGCTTGCTTCATGTACTCTTTCAAGGAATCTTGCATGCTAAAAATATCTATGTAACGTTCATCTAATCGAACTTTCTGACCACCTTGAACCTTATCCATGCTCATTTTAGGGCTAGAAAGTAAACTAGCTTCAAGATTAGCAAGCTCGTCTATTCGATTCTGTATCTCTTCATCCAAATTCTGTAGTTCATCAAGTAACTCTTTAGCCTTGTTCACTCTCTATCTCCTTTGTGATATAATAGTCTTTGCGAGAACTATTAGCTGAGGCAGAGAGTACCTTGGCTTTTTTGTTTTAGTAGCCATTGAGTATATTGAGAGTCTCCTCATAGCTAAGTTTTAGTGACTGCTTGTCTAACCGTCCGCCGTTTTCTAAATCACGGTCAATAAACCATTGTTTTACGTTTTCTAGTGTGTTCATGATAATTCCTCATCATCTTCTATTCTTATCAAAGTTTTTCTATTTGGGAAATGTGTTTGGTACCATTTTCTTGAATACATTTTCAAGGCATCTAAGCTTATACCAGTATATTCGCTTATCTCATATAATGTTCCCATTGTGACAAACCTATCTCCTTGATATAGTGCCCAATCGTGATTCCATTTATCGTTAACTACCATTCAATCCCCCTTTCTACTCTTTTGACTAAGCACTCACTACAAACACCATTTTGAAATACACAATCATAATCCAACTTGTCTTTCGAAAAGAAAAACTTTCTACAATCTTCACAATCTAACTTATTGTTCATTTATTTCTCTTTCTAAAGCGGTTCCGATTTTCTCTCTATAATAACTTAAAACCTTGCTTTGGTTCATTTTTGTTTGTGTGATATTATCTATAAAAAACTCCAAAAACGTTCTATCTCTTCCCGTTTCATTAACAACCAATGAAATAGATATCGCTTATCTATCATTTCTTTCGGCTCAACTCTGAAGCTATCTCCATTTATCCAAAATGGATCTCGATGGAAATAAACAGCACCAACTGTACCCTTACGAGTCAAGCGGATTGTGTCGCTCCCACAGTTGAATTTATCTGTAGTTCCCTTGGCTTTCATACCAGCGCCATAGATAAAATAAGGTCCATCTGTTGCTTTCGTTCTAGTACCTGAAATAAGCTCGCAAACTTCTAGCAATCCGTGCGTTGTTATCTTATCTGGTTTCATTCTAATCCTACTGCAAAATTATAAGCCAATAAATAATCATCTAAGACCTTGTGGCATCTCGTTATGAATGATTTTATATCAATATCTGCATTAAAGAATTGAATCAAGACTAGTTGACTTGCTAAATGTTTTTCAAGGTGGTCAATTGCCATTTGATCTAATTCAGCATTTACTTTGTCAATGTCTATTTCTTCTTTCTCAACTGGTTTTTTAGGTATTACCCAGTTGAAATCTGAATTTAATTTATCAGATTCTTGATATTCAATTTTTTGAGTTTTACAATCATAAATCTCTTTTGAAATTTCAGAATCATTTTTCTCTTTGTCAATTACTAAGAAAATCACATTGATTGAGGTGTCTTCAAATCCATTTTGAATCTCATTCAATTCAACAAGGTTATTCCCTACCAGCTCTCTCATTTTCTTCTCAGATTGACGGTAAGCAATACCAGGGAACATGATATAAAATCCGTATCGTTTCGTGTAAGTCATCGACTTCAACAGAAAAATATCATCAACAACACCTGACTTTTTCCACGGGAACAATTCTTTAATAGCCTCTTTGTCTTCTTCTGGTAAATCTTTCAATTTCAAAGAATAAGGTGGATTCATTGCAATTGCATCCACTTGTATATCTGACTGGTATGTAAAGAAACTCTGATTATATACGATTGCATGAGGAAAATTTATCTTCAATGCTTCACAACTTTCCTGCTGAATTTCTACCGCATGAAAATCAGTCATACTAATAAACTGCTCCAACTGCCCAGAGCCTGCTGCACCATCAAAGACAGATATATCTTCACCGCAATACTGCTTCACTTTTTTAGCCAAGTATTCACGCAACGGCTTCCCTGTCACATACTCAGCAAATTTATTGGCTTTCTCGCGGTTATTATGCTCAACGAACGTCATAACATCACCTCATCCCCAACTTTCACTTTTTCGTACACGTCCTTCGTAACCACGAACACTCCATAATCACGTATTGTAAGCGTGTATAACTTACCGTGTCGTCCTTTCTCGACGACCTTACCGAATACTTCAGTGCCTGCGTTATCCGCCTTATAAATAACCATCGGCTTCTTCTCTTCCAAATCTCGAATCCTGTCCATCTGCCAGATATTCAATCCAGCAGATATCAGAATCCAGATAGCTATGAATCGTTTCAATCTGTGACCTCCTCAATAGTGAATTTAATTCGATGACTTCCAATGTTGAAGAAATTATCAACACCTATTTTCTTTTCACTTGATACAATTTTCATTGCAGCTTCCATCACTTTTTTGCCAAATAAAAATTGATTTTCATAAAATCGTTTTTGAATTTCATCCAGTTTTTGATAAGGCGATACATAGTTTTGTTCAACCGCCATTTCTTCTTCAAATCTCCTCTTTTCATCGTCAGGAGAAAGGGAATGATTGTAGATTTCTGGAAAGTTAAGTTCTTTTAATTTCTCCAATCCTCTCATCATCTCTGAATAAGCATTTCTTTCTTTTGCATGTTTCTTATAATTCACAACGCCTGGTTGTTGTTTAGCTAAAAATTTAATCTCTGCATTGGAAAGTTTGTACTTGATACACATCTGGGCATCTATCCAAAAAACATCTGCGTCTCCTCTATGCCAATTAAAATCATTTCTTTCTAAATCTAATAGCAAATCAACCACTTCTTGACCACGTTGGCTTTCTAGCAATTCATTGCCAACAGGCTTAGTTGCCATAACCTCGGCAATCCATTCTAACCAAACACTGTCTTCCATCACTCCACCTCCTTTAACTCGCCCTCCCAATCGCTGGCAGGGTGGACGCATAATTCCGTTCCGTTGTAATAAACAAATTCCTTTTCACCATAATTATTTTCTAAAACCCAGCCTTTTATGGTTTTAACCCCGTCAAAAGCCTTGTGTGTATACTTTGCAATTTTCATCACTCTAGCTCCTCAATCTCAATCCCTGGGCAATCGAATACCCAGCCGAAGTTTGCTTCTTCTAGTTCTTTTTTTGTAAAACTTTCTTTGTATGCTAAAGAAAAAAATATTTTCCCAGTTCCATCTTTAGCAATGTAGTGTTTTGTCGCTCTAATCTTCACCAAATACCGCTTCTCTTTTTCGACCTCGTAGCCGTCAAGCCATGCACGAGCGAAGAGTTCTTGTTTTTTCCAATCCATTAGCCATTCATACATTTCAGGGCATGGCAGTTGAATAGCACCACCTAAAGATAAATCTCCTTTTTCCTTACACTCCTTAATCCAATCCGCCACAAACTGCGGAACTTTGACTTTTTCTGGTTCGTCTAGTTGTTTGATTGTGTCGATGATTCTATCTACATCAATACAATTGATAAATCTACTTTTACTTTCTTTTAAGTCGTTACAATAATCAATCAATTCCTGTTTATTCATCTTCTAACTCCTTAACTTATCTTATGGCTTTCCAGCTCTCCAAATTCTTGCCCATGGTTTACAAAATATGAACCAATCAGGATAGCGTCAGCTTCATCATCTTTGACGTTTATGTTAAATTCATCGGACACTTTAGCAATAGCCTGCAGCTTCATTGATTTTTTACTTCGGTCCTTATAGCTAAATTTCCAGTACTTGCGCCAGGTCGACACGTTCACAAAGTACACATTGTCAGCAACCAGTCGACCAAGAATGATACCTGTCACAATTCCAATGCTGATCATGGACTGCTGATTTGGCCCCATGACCGAGTTCTTCTCGACCACGATTGACTCAAAATGGCAGTCGTACTTCTGGAGCGCTCTCGATTGAATAGCTCGCAATTCACTAGCCATGAATCGACCACGTTCAAAGAACGATTTGCTTTTATGCTTTAAGACACCACTGTGGACAAGGTCAGAGCCGTGAAATACGGCCCATCCTGTCGCAGTAGTTGAAATGTCCAACGATAATGTCAGATTTTTCATTGTAGCTCCTTTGCTATTGCAGCAATAACATTAACCGTCACGCTATTGCCTGCTTGCTTGTATAATTGACTGTTAGAGTTGACCTCTTGCGCTTTGTCAAAAGCCCAATCAGGAAAACCTTGTAATTTCCAACACTCGCGAGGTGTTAGCTTGCGAATACGATAGCCATCGGTTACTCCAAAACTACCAGCTCGAACAGTGCTACCTCCACCAGATGATGTTAATGTTCCAACCTCATCTTTTATGATTTTGTTGTAAAAGTCTACAATTTTGACCAGGTTATTTTCTTGATAACTATTACTCGTTATGGTAGGAGCGATGTCATGTTCTCCACCGTGATTATATCCGTGTGATCTTTGAATGATTTTTACACCCTCTTCCTTATTCGTTGCGAGAGTAGGAGCTAGGCCATCAGCTTGATAGACTTCCCCATTCATTCCGTTGCCAGATGGGTTTATATTCCCAATTTTCATGACTGATTGGTTACTAGTTGACTGGTTTTCTCCGCTGAGAGGAAAAATTCTTCTGGTACGTTCTCTTCTAAGATGTCCGATAATGAACACACGTTCTCTGTTTTGGGGGACTCCAAAATTCTTGCTGTTAAGCACTTGCCATTCCACATTGTACCCCAATTCATCCAAGGTTGAGATAATGGTCTCGAATGTAACTCCCTTGTCATGGTTGAGGAGTCCCTTGACATTTTCAAGGAATAGATATTTAGGTCTGAGAATAGATGCGAACCTAGCAATTTCAAAGAACAAAGTTCCTCGTGTATCTTCAAAACCTCGTCTGTGTCCCGCAATGCTGAAAGCCTGGCACGGAAATCCTCCACAGATAACATCCACACTTCCGAATCTTCGAATAGACTCATCTGTGACTCTTGTAATGTCATGTAATTCAATTTCTCCTTCTGTGTTATGTATCGCTTTATAACTGGCTCTAGCGTATTTGTCTATTTCACAAAATCCAACGCATTCATGCCCAGCGGACTCCATACCAAGACGAAAACCGCCGATGCCAGCGAATAAATCTAAAAATTTCATTTTGTTACTTTCTAAAAAAATGCGACTGCCTTTGTTATAATTGGCTAAATACGGGCAGTCGCTCGTCCAAGGTCACACGACCGTTTTTTTGACGTTTTCTAGTTCGCAGTTTTACAAGAATGCCCGGCTTGTTGGTTTTTGAGTTGTTTCCAAAATGGAAACAGTTGGGTTTGGTTATTTTTTATCTTTTCTGGCGTTGCTTTCTCCGATAAAATATCCCAGCGATAGCCAAACCAGTGCCATGCCAGCATCTTTAATAAAATCAATCATTCTTGTTCTCCTTTGCATTCATAACATACATTTTGGCCTACATCTTTTCCCTTGATTATTTCCAAAATGGAAACAGTTGGGTTTGGTTATTTTTTTATCTTTTCTTTTGATTTGATACTTCTTATATTGTTCTCTGAGGGAGCTTTGTAAATAATCAATGCTGATGTATGCCAATATTCACCGCTGACGCCACTGTCAGCAACTGCTGACACATTTGATTGAAACTTGATGTCAATCAACTTAATGTCTGGATTTTCGGCAAGCCAGCTATTTATTTGATCATCAATCGCCTCGTAATGTGGATAATCACATGAAAGAAACACGGTTTTAATCATATTCCCCTCCTGGATTATGCCACCAGACTATCAGGTCATCCTGGTTGTCTCTGACATACTGCTCAAATTCTTCAAATTGGAGGATTGCATGCTTTAGGCGTTGCATACCCTCTCCAGCTTTTGAGCAAAAGCCACAAATTTTAAAGACAGGCTCAATCATGTCAATAATTTCTACAACTTGGCCATTAAGGTTCCAGACGCTGTCCTCTCCCACCTTGAAATCAAGGATAAACTCATCTCCTAAGTTGTGGATAACTTGCAATCTCTTGCCGTCTGAGTAGATGGCTACGCTGTCAGATATTTCTCTAATTTCCATGTTCAAGCCACCTACTTTCTATAAGCACACCTTCTCTATTGCACTTCTTGCAATGCCAAATTACTGGTTCATCTATAAAATGTTCAATATAGCGTTCGTCACAATCCATGCAATAGTATTCTATTCCTCTAACCTCCATACTTACCACCCACATTGCTCATTGAGCTCAGCCTGAGTCAATGGCTCGATACGTTGATAACCGCTGACTTGATAGTTCTTTTTAAAATCAAATCCGAGCTGACTTAGACCAGTCTTGAAACGGTCTTTTTCGGCTGTGTCTACAAAATACACCTCCAAAATCATTTTTTGGGTATATCGTTTTAGGTCGTTTTCAGCCCCTCTGAGAGCGTTTGGCTCATTTTGGGGTATTTGCCCACCGTCCAAGATTTCGCCTGCCTCTGGGTCAAAATTTTGGGTCTCCGTTGATTTTGGAGCTTGTTCCTGCTGTTTGGCTTGTTGGGCTGCTAAAAGTTCCTGACTTTCTCGCTCTACTCGTTCTTGAGCCTGTCTGAGTTCTTCCTTTTGCTTTTCAAATTCATAGTCAGCTTTGATTTGTTCAAAGACCTCAGCAAGAGTCAAGTCTTTCAGCTGTCTAATGTAAGGTGAGTCAGTCATGCCATACTCAGCACAGAGGCCTGAGATAGCTGACTTAGCCTTTTCAAATTCTTGTTGTTTCTGAAACTCAAATGTGACCATGTCGTCAAGTGATTTCATTGTAGCTTTCTTAAGCGTGACACCGTCAGCCATGAAATCGCTAGCTTTGACATACTCAAGGGCCTTTTCATCAAAGAGGCGAGGATCCAGCATGTACTCAGCTGATTTGTTGGCTAGATAGCCTTTGACTGTGTCAATTCGGACAGCCTTTTGATGTTCTTCAAACTCTTTGACATCACTAGCAATTTTGGTGATGATGTCTTTTAGAGGTTGGATGGCATTCTTGACATACTTGTCAAATTCGTCAGCTGGTTCAGATAAGACTTTCTTATTCCTGATCCGTTCGTCAGAGACCTGTTTGTCTAATTTTCGTAGATCGGCAAGTGTCTGCTTGTCATCCTTGATGGTTGCAGCCGTAACCGTGTA